GAAGTAGCCACGGTCGCAAGCGACGGCTTGTTCTGGATATAGCTAACCTGACTGCTGTCGGATTCATCCCAGTCGGCCTGTACTTGCGTGAGAGTACCGGACTGGTCGACCACCCAGCCTACGTCACCGTTCTCGTTAAGAACGCCGAGAACCTTGCCAGCGTCGCCAGCAGCCGGTTCAGGCAGCTTGGAACCAAGCTGGTCTGCGTTCTCGATGTATACGGGGCCAACCCCGTTCGGACGACCTTCGTCGCCACCTTCGGCGTTTACCGCCCAAACTCTACCGATTCCATTACTCATATTGGACCTCTTTCAATTAAAATTAGACCGATGCGTCGTTCTGGGAAACGCCAAAAACGGTCACAGTGATGTAGCCCGGAATCGTGACTGTGTCGCCAGCAGTCCCGGAGGAAATAGGCACGCGCAACACCGCGTCCAGCTTGGACGTGTTACGGTCCATCGACAAGCCGATTGCCTTAAACGCCTTCCAGTTGTAGCTGTTTACGGTATGCTCTGTGAAGGTCTCGAAACCTTGGTCAATCAGCATACGCGGACTGGTGCTGCCGTGGCCGACCAAGTAGAACGACATCTGCTTGCCGTTAAGGATGTTGCCCGTCTCGATGTCGTACCCCTTCATAGCCACAATGTTGCCGTTTTCGGCGATGGCAGCACCTTCCGAACCCAGCGAGAAACGGAACTCGACGTAACCGTTGGTGATATCGTCTGCAGTAAGCTCTACGGACGGTTCGTGGAAGCTGAACTCCCAGAACAGTCTAGCGCAGCGGAGGTAGTGCAGCTGTCCGCCAGCATCCTGTGTGATGTAGTTCGGATAGAGGGATGCGCCGTCCGTACCTGTGGCAGGGTACTGCCAAGTGTGGTCTCCGCGAAGGAACTTCCCGGTGTCGCCTGTTCCGTTGGCTTTCGGAACCAAGCCGTCCGCGCTAGTGCCAAACACGCCGTAGGTCGTGTCGGTGGCCGAAATGACGTTGTTGCCGTCGATGCTTACGTTGGTACCCGCCGTGTAAGTTGTGTCAGTAGCGGAAATGACGTTGCCACTACTGATGCTTACATTGGTTCCAGCCGAATAGGTCGTGTTTGTGGCGGAGATGACATTGTTACCGTCGATGCTTACGTTGGCTCCAGCCGTGTAGGTCGGGCCGGGACTGACCGAGCACGAGATCTCGTTTCCGGAGATGTTGATGCCGGAGCCAGCCGTGAGCTGAGCCTGTGCGCCGATGTTGTTTCGTGCCACGGCCTTTTCCTCGGCGGTGAACTCCGAGCTCTGGTCGTGGTTATATAGAACCTTGTTGATGTTTTGCATAAGCTAAGCTCCTTAAAAATGCATAAAGCACAACCCGTAGGTGGTCGTGGGCGTAAATGTGTCGTTGCCGAGTGACACACTGCTATAAGTGTGCGTCGAGGCGTCCCAAACTAGGCCGGACAGCCAAACTGAAAATGGCAAGTTCAATCCAGAGTTGAATCTATGCCTAAAACTAAAGCCGTCTAAGGTGAAATAATCTGTGTACTCAAAGATAAGGCGAGCGTAACTAAACGACTGGAGGAACGGAGCGGTTCCACTGTTAATGTCGGTTCTTTCTGCCACGGTGAGGTCGTGCCAGCCGTTTTGTGACGGAATAGTCGATGAGCTGTAGTACCACCCCGACTTCTCGGCTTGTGTGTAGTCGCCATAACCCCCCACTACTATGGCACGATGTCCTCCGTTTCCATTCCAGATAGTGAACTGGTCGGCCTCTAGGTTTCCGTTGCCTTGGTCGCAAGATAGATACAGCTCAAGGAAGCTGAACGGCCTTACACGGGTTTCGGCATAGAGCCAAGACCCGTTATAGGTAAGCGTGTTTCCGTTGTAGGTAAGCATTCACACTCCTAAGTCAGCGAGATGACAATACCCTGAGCCGTCTCGGTGATGGTGATACCGGTACCAGCAATCAACGCCTTTTCCGTGGGCTTGTTCTGGATGTAACTTTTTGCAGTGCTGTCCGCTTCAGTCCAGTTGCTCTGAACCTGTGCCGGAATAGCCGCAGTGCCGCCGCTGACAACGGAAGTTCCGCCCACGGTCACGTCTTGGACAGGCGCAACATCAACAGGAGAAGACCACACAACGCCGTCCGTAGCGTCCTTGGCCGTCAACACCTTCCCCGCATCAGACGAGAAGACCAGTGGCGTGTTAATGGCATATAGACTTTTGCTGGTGGGGTTGAATGCGTTGGAGTTGGCGTGGTCGGTAGACTGGTCAACCATAATTTCGGACTGGTACACGCGGAAAGCAGCCGAAGAATACGTGGTGTTAGGGAGCGTAGCGTAACTTCCTTCGATAGGATACGCCCGGTAACCACCACTGCTGTACGACGCGTGCATAGTCATAGGAACCCACACCGCATCGGTATAGGGCTGATAGTACAGGAACTTTCCAGCCTTGTACGCTTGGTAAATCTCGTCGTTGGTCGTGGTGCTAGTTATGTAGAACGCTTCGATTCCGCTGCTTGGAGCATCAGCCCAAGCAGGGTCGCCGTTACTGTCAACGGTCAGCACCTTGGTAGCATCGGCTGAAGACGAGCTAGGCACGGCATTGACACCGGCCACGGCCTGAGCCACGGCGGTACCGGATTGGGCGTCCGTGGACGTGGCATCGTAGTTCTGGTCAACGATAACCCCGGCAGGGATGGTCGGCTTGTTCTGGATGTAGGCGTCGGAGTCAGGGTTGGTCTCGTTCCAGTCGGCCTGTACGTTGACCTCCGCTCCAGCCGCGATTCCGTCAAGCTTCAGCTTCTCGGTCGTGGTGAAGTTGTTGTCGGTGTGGACATAGCCAGCGTCCTGAACAAGGTTCTGCGGCTTGTTCTGGATATAGGACGGTTCGAGCGGGTCCTGTTCAGCCCAGTTGGACTGGATAACCGTGCCGCTGCCACCGGACGAATGGACGGTGTAGGTAACGGTGCGAGTGGACGGCTCGTACGAGCTGGTCACGGAAACGTTGTTGCCAGCGGCCACCACGGTCTTGTCGGTAGAAACAATGTTGTTGGCTATAGTGATGTTCGGACCGGCGGTCAGCTTTTCCTGGATCTCGGTAGTGTCAACGCTGATGGTGTCGCCAGTGATGTCGATGCCTTCACCGGCCTGATACTCGGTACCGCCAGAACTTCCGCCGACTGCAGAAGTGAGGTCGACGATGCTGACCTTGGCAAGGCTCATAGTCGGGAGGCTACCGAGGTAGCTGCCGTTGAGCCGTGCGTTGAAATACAGCACACTGTCCGAAGCGCAGTGGATAACCGTGGAGCCGGTAAGGCTGACACCGATTCTCTGCGAGCCGTCAAGCTGGAAATACCAGTTCTGGTCTTGCGGTCCGGTGATGTAGATGCTCCCTTCAAACACGTTGCCGGAAGTGGTAGAGCAAACGGCCTCGCAGTTGAAGTTCACTTGGTAGACGTGGTCAGCCAGCACACGGTAACCGGCCTTGCGGTCTTGGCTGTCGACGTAGTAGTCCACGCCGCCGTTGTCGCCGTCGTTTGCGATGTAGAACTGGGTCGAGGCGTACAACGTATCGATATCCCAGCTGGCTTGGGACGCTCTGTCCACGGAGTAGGCGATGTCGCCGCCAGCGGGAAGGTCAGACCATTCGGGCTGTCCGTCATCGCCGACGACCAGCACCTTGCCTTCGTCTTCGGCTGTTGAAGGCGGAAGACCGCCTCCGGGAACGCTGGAAGCACTCCAACGAACGTCGCAGTTGGCGTCGAGGCCGAGTACCTTCACGATGGGCTTTTCCTCACCTTTCTTGAAGCCGTAAAGGTGCTTGCCCAGCACGGCTGCCATACGCTGGGCGTCGATGTCCTCCAAGTTGTCGCAGTCAGACAGGACGTGGTTCGGGTTAAGCAAGGTCTTAATCATTTCAAACTCCTACCATAAAATTATGCTGGCTTGATTTCGTAGGTGACCGGCAATTGCCAGTCAACGTTGGAGGGGAACAGCTGGCTGAACCCGATAAGGCCAAGGCCGACTACGCAAGTGATACGCCAAGTGTAGCCACCCTTGAACATAATGTTCCTAGGCGTACCGACCTGAGAGCTGTACCACAGCCTTTCCACTTCGTCGATCGGAGCCCAAGTACCAGCCGTGCGGATGTCCATAGGCATTCCGTACAAAGACTGGTCGGTGATGGCCATTTCCTGTGTCACGTGGGACGGCAGGGTTCCAGTCATAGCCAGTATGCCGATGTTCTGCGTACCGATGGTGAACATCTGGAACTCGGTCAAGTAGTGGTCAATCAAGGTCTTACCACCGCCATTTTCGTCGTTACGAGCCATACGGCCACGGTAGCCCCAAGCTTGTGCGGCGTTGGCGTTGGTCTCGGAAGTGCCGCCACCAATCTGCCAACCGCTGACATACATCGCCTTGTTCAGCATCACGCCCTGAGCATCGTAGGTGCCGGGGTAAGACGGACCGAGGTAGACCACATCCTTCCACTTGGCCGCACGACGCTGGAGCGTGTTCGGGCCGGTGTTGCCGTCGTAGATGTAGGCGTGGTGCTGCTCGTCCGGGTCGATGTTGGTGCGGTCGAAGGTCACGAACTGGCCGCTCAAGGCACTGTAGTTACCCGACCACTCGCCGTTCACCACCGTATTAGCCACGCTGGAAGCGAAGTGGTGACCGTTGCCGCCGTAGAAGTTGCACTGGCGGAACACGAAAGAGATCGTGCTGCCGCTCACGTTGTTCTGGCTAACCGTGCCATCATAGAAGTCACACTTCACGAACGTCGGAGTGACCACGGTAATGTTGGCGTGGAAAGACGTGCCGATGGCGGACAGCGTAGTACAGGACAGCCCGGACTTGACTTGGCTATCGGTGAAAGAGAACTGGGTGGCGAAGTGGGTTACGCCTTCATCGTTCAGGATGGAACGGTTAAGGCTAACCTCGTTGAAAGTCATATTGCGACCGAAGGCCAGCGTGGAATCGACCGCCACGAGACCCTGCATAACCGAGGCCGTGCCGGTCAGGGACAGGGTACAGTTCTTTAGGGACACATTCTGGACAGCCGAAGTCGTCTGAACCGTGCCGGTGCAGTTCTCGAAAGTCACGCCCGACTGCTTCACCACGTAGCCGTTGAAGTTGGCGTTGCGGTAATAGATATCCGCGGTCGTGTTGTTCACACAGCTGGAGTCAACGTCACGGCCTTGGAAGTCGAACACGCGGCCAGTGTTTTCCAAAACCAGGCTGAACCAGGTAGAGGTGGTCGGGAAGTCGGAAAGGTCGATGATGTCGTTGTCGAAGACCGTGATGGTGTTCAGGTCCACGCCCTGCTCGAACATAGCCTCGGTCACGCGCATATTCTCGAACGAACAGTAATCTCCGACCGTGCCTACAGCGTTGAGCTGGCAGTTGTCGAAGCTCGCGTGGTCGATGTGCTCCAGGGCGTCAACGATGATGCCCGTCCAAGACTTGTTGGACGTGTTGACCGGGGAATCGATGATGAGGCGGAGTTCAGGGTCGAACACACAGTTGGTGCTGTTGACACCCCAAGACGTGCGGACAGTGCCTCCGGTAATGGTAAACCGGCCAAGATAGTTGGAGTTGGTGTACACGTCCAGATAGGTGTCTTGGTCGCGCACCGTGATGCGTGACTCGGTACCGGTATTGCCAAACACGCGGGTGTCCTTGGCGAACAAGGCTCCGGAAATGTTGAGGCCGTTAATCTTGTACCAAGTGTAGCCTTGGTTGGACGGGAAATACAGCGGACGGTTGATGGAAGCGGCATAGTTCGACGCGATTCCTATGGCAAGGCTCATTGCGTCCGTGGCGTCCGAGGCCGAGTCGGCTCCGAACACACCGAAATGACGCACGTCCACGCCACTTTCGTCGAACAGGTTCACCAGCTCCCATCGACCGGTATTCACTGTACCAACCTTGATGGTGCTTCCGCCGTTGTCCGAGGCGATGCTGTACGGGTTCCAGATATACATAACCGTGGGCTTGTCGCCTACGGCGTTGTAACCGCCGAGCAAGATAACCTTGCGGCCATCCCTGTCCTTGACGGTGTCAGGAGCGGTGGCACGGAGCTCGGCAATGGTGGACGCTACTTGGTATGCGTCACCGGCGATGTCGATGCCGTAGACGTTCCACAGCACGTCACAAGAATACTGGAACAGCCAGTTGTCTTGGTCTTCCGTCATATCGCCGTTGCCCACGTATTTCTCGAAGCGCACGGTGTAGTCGGTGTTGTCCTTCAGGAAGACTTGCGAATCGAGCTGGCCGAGGGTATTCGTGAACATCGGGTTGTTGCACGGATAGCCCTGGTTGTCGTAGATGTTTTCGAGCACGGTCGTGTGCAGCTTACAGAAAGACACGCGACCGGCAAGCGGCTTGCGTTCGTCGTCCAGCCAAGATTCTTTAAAGTCAAACGGTCTCATTACCCCTCCCTGAGGAAACGGTTGAAGTAGTTGCCCAGCGAGTCGGACGTGATGAAGTCGCCCACGCCCTGAGCGTCCATAAAGCGGTACTCGGACTTTCCGTCGGGCATCGTGATGATGGCAATGCCGGAGTCGGGAAGGTACTCAACCCCCTTGATCCAGCTGGAACCCGCGCCGATGTCGCGCCTAGGCTTTTCGTCCAGCCAGTAGCGTGGCTCGGCCTGTTCGGCCTCCATACCCTGCAGCTGTGCGGCCATAAGCTCCATAGGAGTCATACCCGGCCTCTCGAACTGGGTGAGCAGTTCCTCGTGCTGGGCTGGAGTCTGACGGTAGGCCGCCTCGCGGTCTCCCAGCAAGGCGTTGCGTGAAACGGGATTGATATCAAAGTTCATCTTCCGTAACCCCCATAGCGTCTTCAGCCAAGTTCAGGCGACGCTCTTCGACCTCCAGAGCCTTGTCGGCCAAGTCGGTCTGGGTCTTGGTAATGTCCAGCTCCATCTGCACGTCCGCCTTACGGGCTTCGAGCTCAAGCTTGGCTTCGTCCAGAGCCATCTGGTCGTTGTGCTTGGCGAGGTCGATAAGGGTACGGTCGCGGTTGTTCTGGGCGGTAAGCATAAGCGATTCGTTGCGCAGCTTCAGGTCGCGGTTCTCTTGCTGCAGCTGTTCGAGCTGCATCATAGCAGAATCCATCGTGGCCTTCATACGTTCCAGCTCGTGGATGGCAACAGGGTCGGTCGGCTGCTCGCTGACAATCTTCAGGTTCTGGCCAAGGTTGGCAATGATGTCGGCCTTGACACCCTTGACAAAGTCGCTGTCAACCGTGTCACACATATGCACGGCAACGAGCGGCTGCATTTCGGGCGGCATAATCTGGGCAATGGCGTTCAGCTCCTGACGGTGCTTGAGGTTGTTCGTAATCACGTCCGGACCGTTCTCAAGCTCGAAAGGCAAGTCCTCGCCGCCGTTAATCATCTCGGTGACGATGCGGCCAAAGGTACGGCAAGCCTTGTAGGCGTGGTCGTAGATGATGCAGACGTTGCTCTGCTTGTTGTTGTTCTGGATAAGTATTTCCGTGGCGGTCTTGTCCTCGGTTCCGAGGATACCGGCCAGAGGAATGCCGATAACGTCCGCAATCAGGTTGCGGCTGGTCTCGATGATGTTGGTCAGGTCGCCAGTCTCAAAACTTTCCTTGATGACCTGAGGCACGTCGGCACCCTGGTTATACATAATCACGGAGCCGTCTTCGTCCTCTTTCTTTTCGTAGTACGGGTCGAGGTTCTTTCCAGCCGCCGTGCTCATAAGCACGTTTGCCTTGATGGAACGGTTTGCGCGTTCCATAAGAGTCGAGTAGGCGATGTTCAGGCCGAGCTGGAGTGTCCAAGTCTTGTCCACGATGCCGCCATACTTCACGCCGTCCCCGTCGTACTTGTCATAACCGGCGAAGCGGATGATAGGGATGTAACGGATTGGCAGCTCCAAGGCTTCCACGACGTGGTTGCCGCACAGCTTGTAGTAGTCCACGAAGCCGTTGTCGTTCTTGCGGTAGTAGCTGACAATCTGGACGCAGTCCTCTAGGTTAGGCCACTGGTCAACGCCGGTAAAGGACAGCACAGGCTGGTTGTCCGGGTAGCGCAGTGGAACCACGTCCTCGCCGTAGAGACGCTTGGCCTTGGCGATGGAAATGTAGTTGACGATGGCACCTTCCTCCGCGTCGGAAGCGTCGGCCTTTTCGCACATCGGGTCAAGAGCGACAGAGGCCTGTCTTGTCACGAACTCTGCCGTGATCTTGGTTTCACCCGTGTACTCGTCCGCGACCGTGGTCACGACAAGGTAGCCCGCGCCGCACACGACTGCACGGAGCAAGGCTTTCTTCAGTTCGTATTTAAGGTCGCTGTCGGCCTCAAGTTCGTTGATGAACTTCTGCACGTCTTCCATCTGGGAGCGGTAAATGAGCTCGACGTGCCACGGGCTGTCCGAATACGGACTCACGATGGCGTTGGCGAGCACGCCCCAGTCAGAAAAGTGAAGGCAATACTTGCGCTTGCCGCTGCGTAGGTACTGTTTCTTGACCGAATCGGTCCAGAAATTGCCACCATACGCCTCAATGTCGGACACCTGACGAGCAACCTGTCCGGAATACCGCTGCGAAGACTTCACAAGGAAGCGGCGGCACTTTTCCAAAATTTCAACTTCATTGTCGAGCATTTTTACTCCACTTTTCATTTAAAATTAGTTCATAGTGCGGTTATTTCCTACCATTCCAGTCATTTGTCGAAAAGAATGCACATCCCAAGGCCAGAACGGCCACGATAAACACAGCCGTACCTATCATCCGTCCCTCCGGCGGCCTTTTTTGCCTTTTATTTCCTTCAAAGTGTCTATAACCGTGTCAAGACGCTCCAAAACCACGGCGAGCTGGGTGTTCAGCTGGCCGATGGCCTGTGCCGCGTCGTTGGATTTCTCAAAGAGCAGCCCAATGTTGTTCTTGTTGGCGTCGACCTGAAACTTGAGCTTCTCGATGGCGTCGTGCATCTTGAGACTGTCCTGGTCACGGATAACCTTAGTCTCGTCCCGCTCGTTACGGATGGTCTCCGTCTCGGTCTTGGAACGCACATAGGCCGTTATGGCGGTTATGAAGCCGCCGAGGCCCGTAATGCACGCGATAATGGCAGTGGTCAGTTCTGGGTTTTCCATAACCATCTCCTAAGTTGGGTCTACCCAAGGTGTTTGTGGGTTCTCTGCCGGGACCGCTCCGAGGCTGGCACCGTAAGGCATAGTGTGGATGTCACCGGCCTCGCAGTTGTCCACGATGCTGACAGTGCCGGAAGAGGCCGTGTCAGGCTGGACGGTCATACGGCAGCTGTACATATACGTGTTATTGCCGAAGCCCAGAGTCTTTGCCACGATGTTCAGCGGCACCTTGCTACCGGCCTTCAAGCGGCCTACCCACAGCAGCATCTTTTCGACCGGGGTGAACTCCTCGGCAGCGTACAGGAACGGTAGTTCGTAGAAACGGACAGTCATATCCACAGGTACGCTCAGCACGGCGTTGTAGGTAATCAAATACGGCATAAAGCCGTAAGGCCAAGAATACAGGCTACGGATAGGCCAGTCCTGTTCGTCAGTGGTTCCGTCAAGGTTAAAGCTATCCTTCATACGGAGCGTACGGCTGGAGCCGATGTAGAAGACGATATTGCACGCCGCGAACTCACGGTTGGAGTTGATGAACACCGGCTGCGTCTCGTAACCAGTCGGGCCGAAAGCCGACCAAACCGGGTTGCCGTACGCGTTGGACAGCAACATACAGTTCGGGTCGGTTACAGGTAACAGGCTGCCCACGCTGTCGCCGTCAAGCGACACGTTGCCCGACTGGGTGTAGATCTTGGCAGCAGTAACCCTAGTCTCGACGGGGCCGTAGGCTCCACCAGAGACGGAGTAGATGTCGGTGCCGCCTTCGATGGTCGGTCGGTCGGTCAAGTCGTTGTACGAGCCGGAGGTAGCCACGGCGGAAAGGCCGACAACGGAGATAGTGTCGTCGGCAATTTCTATGTTCGCGCCTTCGGTGAGCGTGTTCTGCTTGTACTTGTCCACATACTTCCTAGTGGCGAGCTTCCAGTCGTCGGTGCTGTAGCTGACAGACCAGCCCAGTGCGGAACAGGCACGGACGCACCAGCCCACTGCGGCAGGGTCGGCACCTTCGTAGGTGAAGCTGTAAGGCATCAGAGCGAACGAGTATGAGCCGTTTGTAACCCACACCAGCCGGTAGTTCTCGACTAGGCCGACACCGGTCCGGAGAATGAGTTCCTTTCCGGCCTTGTACGCGCTGTCCAGTTCCTCGAAGGTGTTGTCCAGCGTAACGTAGAGGATTTCACGGACGGACTCGCTTCCGCCACCGCCTCCGCCACACGGCAAGATACCCTTTTCCGACATAAGCAGGGTGTCGTCCGGGTAATTGATAACCACGTCATAGGCGTAACCGAGCTCGGCGATGACCGAGACGTGGCCAAGCGAGTCGGCCACGACCGGTGAAGTGTTGGCGTGGCCTTGGAAGTCGGAGTAGGTGACAGCCGGGACGGTCGTGTCTGCGTTGTAGACGTAGACCTTGGCACCCGGCACGGTCAGGCCGTTGTTGTCCTGGATCTGGATGAACGGGTCAAGTAGAAATGCGGTAGCCATCAGTCTTTGTCCTTTTCCTTTTCAATCTTCTCAAGAATCTTGCGCCACTCGGCTTGCCACTTGGGCTCTGCCTTGGTTCGCTTTTCCTGACGCTTCTCGGACTCGTTCAGCGTCTCCAGATACTTCTGGGCTTTGGCGATAGGCGGAGCCAGTCTAGGCACGGTTCCGATAGCTTGGTTGTTGTAGATGCGGTCGCCAAGCTGGTTGGTGATGTACGGCGTAATCATAGCCGCCTTGTCGCCCGCACCCAGCTTCGACATAACGAACGGCTCAATCCGCTTACCAGCCATCCTGTTCGTGGCCACACCGGTGACAATGTCCGCCACGCTGAATTCGCCACGAGGATTGTCCGTATCCTTGTAGGCCGCCCAGTCAGAAAGTTCCACCAAAGCGGGAGTCAGGGCGTTAGGAATGTTCGTTTCGATAGCCTTGTCGACATTTGCCGCCTTGAGAAGCGCAGATGACAAGGCACGGCCTCCGCGCTTGCTGGACGGATTCTGTGCAATCTTCGTCAAGTACGCCGCGAACTTAGCCTCGGCAGGGATAAACTTGCCCCACGGCATAGAATAGGCCATATTCTGGATAGCGTCTTGAGTAACATCGACGTAGGTCGGGTCTTCGCCACGGGCGATGGCCTCCTGAACACGAGGCGACAACAAGTTAAGCGTGGCACCTCCAAGGTTCTTGGCAAAGGCTTTCGGACTGGCCGTCCATCCGCCTTCGTCCTCGCCGTGCGCTATGCGCTGGCGGTCAAGCTTGGTCTTGTCTTCGGCCATACGCTTCATAAACTCCTTGCCGGTCATACCGACTTGGGAGCCGAAGTAGTCCATATCCTTCATAGTGTAGTCGTAGAAACGGTCCAGAGCATCCGGAGAGCCGGTGACCTTTTCGTAGTCGATGGACTTACGCACGCCGAAGTCGGGTTCCTTGGACACCAGCTCGCGGAAGCCGGGGATTTCGTCCACGGCCATAGGCATATTCTGGTTAAAGTAAACCCTGTTCGAGTACATATACTCGCGGAAGTCTTCGTCGCTCATACCTTCCACGGCATCGTAGAGCCCGGCCAAGGTATCGTCTACAAAGTCCGAGTCCTCGATGGCACTGCGGAACTTGTCCGAAAGTAAAGTCTTTTCAGCCATATTATTCCCTCCGGCTTACGTTGCCGCTTGCGTCTCGTGTAAGGAATGCACGCACTTCCTCAGGAATCTTCTTCCATTCCAAGCTGTTAAGCTTCTTGCCAACATAGGCTCCAGCCGCTTTCTTGTTATCAGCATCCTCTAGCCCCTTCTTGGTCTGATCGCCAGTGTGGCCAGCTTTTGCGTTGTCAGCCGCGCCTTGGTTGAGCTCGGTCTGGGTCTTGTTGCCGTACAGCTTGTTGAGCAGTTCATTCTTGTCATCGTCGTCCAAGTCAGGGTTGCGCTGGATGAACTTGGCAATCTCGCCACGAACTTCCTCGGCAGACTTAGTCTGCTTCCACTTGCCATCCTTTTTGCTCTTGTAGCCTTCGGGCTTGACAGTGCCGACCGGCATAATGTTCTGCTGGATCCAATACTTGGTATCGTCAGAACGGCGAGCCTTTGCCTCGGCCTCTTTCTTGTCCTCGGCAAGTTCATAGGCTAGGCGTCTAGCTTCAATTTCATCAGCTTCTCTTGCCTTGCCATAGTCGGCCATCTGCTGGCCGAAGATGTTGCCAAATTCCTTTTCCAAGGCTTGGTTGGCCAAGAGATACTGCTGCTTCTGCGCCTCGGTCTCGGCCTTGTCGTACAGCTCCAAGTTCTTGGCGTAACGTTCGCGAGCCTGTTCGGCGCGGACAGCATCGTGCCATTTCTTGGTGTCGGAATGTTCTTGAGCAGCGCGTTCCGAACTGAGGAACGACATAAGCGGCGAAGAAGCACCGGTACGGACAAACTCGTTCGCACCGGCCTTGAAGAACGGATTGTTACGGTACTTCGCAAACTCGTCGTCTTCCATAACCTTGTCAAGGTATTCCTGACGGGCTGCCTGTTCCTGTCTAGCCTTGTACTCTTCGAGGCCGCTGTTGATGGTTTTGCCTAACCCTTCACCGGCTGCGGTGATGGCATCGGACAGCATCTTGCGACGCTCGTGTTCCTGACGGATGCGCTCGTTCATAAGCTGGCCAGAAAGCTGGTACAGCGACGGGTCAATAAGTGCTCTGCTCTGGTAAATTCTAGCCATCTTAAACTCCTTATGCGTATGCGCCGATGCCAGCCTCGACGTTGGTCTTGGCCTTGTCGGACATCAGTGCCACGAGGTCAGCCATATAGTCGGACTGAGCCGTCTGCTCGTTGGTTACGGCACCGGACAGCATATTGATCTTGTTGAGCTTGCCCTGGTTAAGCGTATCCAGCTTCTTCTGCATACGGTCGATGTAGTCGCCGTACTCGGTGTAAGCCTGTGCTCGGTCATCCTTCATAGCTTGCTGGGCATCCTTGTACAGCTGTTCTGCAGCTTCCCAACGGCTGAAACCGATACCGGCCAAACCACCGGTACCCTTGGCGGCACCACGGCTGGCAAGGTCGGCCTGAGTCTTGAGACCGGCGAGGTTCGCAATCTTGTCCGCTTCCGGGTTAAGGAAGTCGTCGATTGTCTTGGTGTAGCTGTCCTCGAACTTGCCGAAGTCGTAGACTTGCGGGTCGTAGCTGGACATAAGCGACTTCAGCTCTTTGACGGTGTTGTCGTCGGCAAGACGGATGCGGCTCTGGTCGTAGTCGGACAGCATCCCTTCGAGCGTGTCGTAGTCGTGCATAGCTTGCTGGCGGCCACGTTCGACCGCGTGAGCACGGTCTTGTCTTGCGCGACGGGCTTCGTCACGCTCCGCCTCTGCATTGATAGCATTTACTGCGGCATTGACGAAGCCGCCGAAAGCTGAACCCATATCGAAAGCCATAGCTTTCCCCCTTTACTTTACGATGGCGAAGTACACGCGGTTGCCCAGCGGAAGCCAGTCGTAGTGGTTACATTTAACATTCTTGTCAAGGACTTCAACACTGTCGGCAACACCGATAATCCCCTGTCCGAAGTAGACAAAGGAACAATCCTTGAGCACGTCCTTACCCCACGCACCTCGTGTGGCCTCGGCCAGCTCATCGTGGTTACTGTTAACCGTGGTGAATTCCATACAAACTCCTTAGAACGGACAAACGCTCGCCTGAAGCTTCAGGCCGTACAGTGCAAAAGGCCAGTTGTCCGAGGAACTCAGTTCCACGTTGAACACCTTGGCCATACCAAAGTCATAGAAGATACAGTCGTAGTCGTACTGGCCGACACTGCCGAACTCCACGACCTCCGAGTCGCTCCAGCTGGAACCGTCCGCACTGAAGCGCATCATAACCTTGACGGACTGGTCGGGCAGAAGCTCGCTCTGGCCGTTGTTGGTCATAACCTCAAGAGAGTCGATGTAGAAGTGCTGGTAGTCGGCGTGCATAACACCGCCACGGCGGAGGCGTAGGATAGGCTTGCCGTCGTGCTCGGTCCAGTTCTGGTCGGTCTGCTCTGCCACGCCTCCGTCGAAGGCTTGCCAAATCTTGCCATCCACGTTCATAGTCGCGAAGCCGTAACGCCATTCGCGCTGGGCATTGGTGTCGTCGAGCGAGCAACGGTTGCTCCAGCTGTTCTCGGACATATCGTAGCAGTAGGTGGTGTCCGCGCTGGGGAACGTGATGACGTAGAAGACGTGCTGGTTGTCCTGCCACATCTGGGCAATGGCGTCCTTGACCGTCGGCATCTTGGCAATCTCACGCTCGATCTCAGGAGTAGAGACACGCGTGGCCGCGCTGGTGCCGTTCAGGACGTAGATGCCGTTGTTGCCGATGTCGCTGGAGCCGAGCCAAGCCACGGTGGAGCCGAGCTGGCACAGGCTGTCCACGGCCTTCAGGCCGATGGGATAGGCGGCAGTGTCAGGGCTGTTGAACGGGGCGTTGACATCCGCAGTAAATTGAAACATCTGGTAAGATCGTTCGCCGAAAGTGTAGAGGCGGCTGCCGTTGGCCACGAGTGCGATGGTGTTGTCCGGAGCCCAGTAGGCTTGCAGGGACTGGCCAGCGTAGCCCCACTCGTCCGAGCCCACCATAAAGATGTTCTTGTCGAGGTGACCGTTGGAGTCGTTCTGCTCGAACGGGAACTGGTACGTGACATAGAAAGCGTCAGAGTTGACATCGTTCACCACGACATAGCCGTACAGGTACGCGCAGTGCGTGGGCTTGATGGTTATGCCCTGCTCGTAGTCGAGGTAAGGCAGCTGAATCTGTCCGAAGTCCTCTTTCTGGTTAGCCAGAACCACCTGTGTATCCACGGCATAACAGTAGTAGCCGTCAACTATAACCAAGTGGGAATGGAAGCCTTCGCGGTTTCCGGTCTCGCAGAAATGGACTGGCGTGGAACCGGTGGCCATAGTGCCAATGAGGTAAGGCGACTGGCCGTCACGGATGATGTACAGCTCGGAGCCGAACACGGCATAGGTGGCCGGGTGGCCGTCGTAGCCGTTGCTGCAAGTGTACATACCACGGCAGACGCCCGGCACGTCGCACACCTTGCGGTAGCCCTTGATCGGGCGGAGAACCTGACTGACGTAGTTCTGGGACTCGTTCGCCTTTTCGACGAACATATTGAGCGTGTAAGCTTGCCCAAGCTTAGACAAGTCGGACTTCGCAGTGGGTCCCACGATGTTGGAAATGAACTTGGGCGTGGCCATCAGCACCCCCAGTGGCTAGCCACGAAGGCACCGGACAGGAAGTCGCCGCGCATAGAGCCGCCACCGTGGCCACCACGGGTGATGATTCGGTTGGAGGCGTTGTTGGCGCGGAGGTTGGCCTCAAGGTCGTTAAACTCCTTCAGCAAGGCGTTCTTCTTGGCCTCGTCGACACGCGGCCATTTCACAGCCATCTTGTAGGCGAGGCTTCGGGTAATAAGTTCTAGGTAAGGCGTCGGCAGCGAGACTTCGTCGTTATCCTTGTAGGACATCTCAAGGTTATAGATTACCTTGCACTGCGGATGGGTGCCGACAAAGCGCGGCTTGAAGTACAGCTTGTACTGGTTCTTGCCGGTGGGCTGCCAAGACACGACATAGTCGGTGTAGGCCGCGCTGTAAAAACTGTCATAGGCGACGAAATCCATCGGGATCCAGTCGACCTGACCTTCGTAGCGGTACAGAACCTTCTTGGGCAGCTGCAACGCCTTGGCCTGAACGGCTGCATCCGGTCCTTCGCCCACCAATACGGATTCCGTGGCGGGGCTGAAGTCGGCTTCGGACTGGTACGCGGTCACGTAGTCGTTGCTCGAAAATTCTTGCATAACTCCGTCGAAAAGCTGCATAGACGACACGAACAGGTCGTCAGGCAAGGCACGCTTGCGCGGACAGATGTTGGAACGGCTCGCGGCCTCAATGATAATGTCTCTAACAGTCGCCATCGTCTTCGATTTCCTCAATAAAGTATCTACGAGCCTCGCCTTCCGCCGTCTGCGACCCGACCGGGCCGACCCGACAGCCGCAATAAAGGTACTTTTCGGCTTCTTCTTTCATAAAATTAGCAGCGACGGCCAAGCGGCGGTTCTTCTGAACCAGCACCCGGATTCCGGCGTGGTACATAGCGTTGAACAGGTATGAATAGTATTTCGAGCCGTGTCCCCAGTCGAAGTTGCGCTCGACATCGCCTATGACGGTCATCATCTCGCTGAAACACTCCATACGGAGGCTCTCCTCCTGGTGTTTCATAACCTTGTTGTTGAGCACGATCCTGGCCAGCGTCATAACGAGGTAGCCGTACAGATTGTCCTCGGCAGGGGTTAGGCCGCCCGACATCTTCTTGCGGACGACCTTTTCCAGCAGCTCGTTCGGGCAGCTGGGGCGGCCATTGGGTTTACGTAGGATGCCGTAGCCGTCCAAGGCCAGGCCGAATTCGGTAAGTTCTGTCTTAATGTCCATACACGGTAGTTTATAACCTTGTTAGACATTAAACTATATCAAATGGTCACGAAACGTAACGCAACGTCCAAGGACTCGGCTGGGGTCAGGTTATGGATTTCCGCCTCGTGGTTCATAGCGTAGACGGCCAAGGCCAGCGCGTCGCAAAGGTCAGGCGAGTGGCCTAGAATCTTCTTGACATCCTCTTTGGGCAAGAGCTGCTGCTGGCCACGCTTGTTGATGGACACGCCCTGCGCCAGCAGTTCCTCCTTGACCTCGTCGCACACCCAGAACCCGTCCCGGATGGTCTTGGCCAGCTCCAGATACATCTCGGTCCTGGCTTGCGGGTAAAGGTTGGGGTTGTATGCAGCCTGTGCGAAGTTGACGCCGTCGATGGTCATATCACGGTTACAGCTTACCAAGTCCAAGGCACCGGCACCGTAGTTACCCGTGTTGTCCACGGCTCCACGCTGGCAGTGCCATTCGGTGTACAGCTCGCGCAACGTCTGTGACTTCTGGAAGGTGTTCTGCTGGTTATGCTTGTTCCAGTACAGCATACCGTAGCCGTCGATGACGACGTAGGCGTTGTTGTCCGCACCGGTGCCAGCGAAGTCCGCACCCAGCCAGCGGCCAGTGTCGGACAGGTCTTTCTTCTTGTCGGGGAACTCGTTTCGGAAGATGATCTGGCTGGCCACGTCGGTGTCGAAGATCTCGCCGAGGCACTGCTGCCTCCAGATGTTGGTGCCGACACCGTAGCGGTCGTCCAGCTCTTGCTTGAATTTCTCGGAAGTGAACGGGTTATCCTTGTACGTGGCGTGAATAACTTTGTCCGGGTTTTCCTTAACCACACGGCTGAACCAGTTCTGGACGCGCTCCATCGTTGAGGGACTGGAGATAAGTCTGACCATCGGTTCATACTTACCGCCACGCATACGGTCTCTGGCGTAGTTATAGATTTCCTCGGAACAATATGCCGCTTCGTCTACGGCTAGTATGTCAATTTCTGACATACCAAGAACGCCGGTCGGGTTCTCGCTGGAAAAGCCGAACAGCGTGGAGCCGTTGTCGAAGGTCAGCTCTTGGCTTGACTTGTTCCATTCAATATGCACGCCGATTTGCGACGCGAACATAATGATGTCGTGGATGAGCACCTTCTTCAGTGCGGAATGCGTCTGGGCAACGATGATGCCGCGCAAGCCCGGCTTTTGGGAGCACTGCATAACTAACCAGATGGACAACACCCTGGTTTTGCCAGCCGAAATGGCCGTGCAAGCGATGTAGAGATCGTCGTCGTAATGACGCATCCACTCCGACTGCCATTTTGACAACTCGATGTTCATCAGTCTACGACCTGAAACGTGATAGAAGTGGTCTTACTTTCGGAATCGGTCTGGGTGACTTCCACCTTTTTGCCCGATTCTTTCTTGGCATAGTGTTCGGCGTCTCTACGTTCGAGCACGTCCAAGAGCAGCTTGGCTTTCTTGGAGTTGTCCTCGGTCAGCATAGCCTTGGTCAGCTCCACGCGGACAAGAGCTCGGAAGTCCTCGAACGTGTGGTGCCAACGGTTCTCGTCGAAGTCCTCAAGCACGACCCCGACGGGTGCGGCGTGGCGGCAAATGCGGTAGAACTCGTGCGAGTCGTTGCACGAGACCATACCCAGAGAAAGTTCCCTGAGCTTGCGGCAGTCCCTACGAACGGTCGCTCCGGATTCCGGGTCGGCGACCATCTTGTAGTCTTGCCAAAGTTCAGGGCCTTGCTTGATTGTGTCGATCGTCCATTTAAGGATGTCGAGGCCAAGGATAGCGGCCTTGTTGTTACCCCTGACCCTTGCTTTCTTCGGTGTTGCTTGCTGCGTCTTCGCCATGCGGGACCTCCACGCACAAGAGCTTCAACACGTTACCAATCTGGTTTCCATCCGTAATTCGTACGGGGAGTTTCGTCTTGCGGCTGCACAGCTCGGCATCGGTGTCGACTTCGTAGCTGTGGCTGAACTGCTTCGCCTCGAACTTTTCCTTCGGGACGATGTAGCTGTTTTTGGCGGTCGTGTAAAGAATGTACGTTTTCATCTAACTGTTTCCTTTTGAAAAATTAGATTGGAATCCGCTGTTGAGCAGTTTGGAGATGTCCGGATGCAGCTTGCGGTTAGATTCAACCAGTTCGAGCAGCAGGGCTTCGATACGATCGAGCTGGGTGGGTTTCGGGGCCGGTTCGGCCACGACCGGGTTCGGCTTAACCGGACTCGGCTTGGAAGGCTTCTTCTTGGTATCTGCCATTGTTAATCCTTGATAAGGTTGTCAAGCGCATCCTTCAAACGCTTGTTGTGATAGTCGCGCCGCTGCTCGGCGAACTTGAGGAACTTTTTGACGGTTCCGGGGTACGCTTGTTCCGCCGACCATAGGCCGACAAAGAACAAGACGACGAGCGCAGCAATAACCAGTAGAAAGACCAGAAATGCAAACATCTCTACCCCTCGGCATACTTGCGGGTGAGCTTGATCTTGCGGGCGAGAAGCTGCAGCTTGCCGTTGTCGTCAAGAATCTGGTCGCATTCCGCGAAAAGGTCTTCATCCTTTGTCAGCTGGGCGGCAGTGGCGAGGTCACGTAGCAGCTTTTGGAAGCGGCGTCCGCACACTTGCGGGACCTTGAGCTTGTAGGTGTAACGGCGGCGCGGCTTGCCAGCCTTGTTGTACTGGTTCCAGTCGGCGAGAATGTTTACGAGCAGTTGTTCTGTGTAGTTCATAGTTTTTCCTTGTTGATTATTAAATTATATCATTTCAGTTCACGCGGCGTGCCGCGAAAGTCAAAACGGTGCCGGAGGACCGACCATCTCCAGCCATTTCTTCTTGGCGATGCAGTTGAGACACGTAAATTTGCCGTTCTTTACATCGTAGAAGCCCTGACCCCAACCCTTGCAAGTGTCACAGCGGTCGCGCCACTGACAGCCAATGGAGTGGCGCATAGCCTCCATTTCCTTAATCAGCCGTTCTTCGGAATCGCGAAATCGTATCTCAGGCATCATAGGCCAAAACTTACCTAATAGTGGTTTGAATTGCAAATGGCTGATTAGGCCATAATATATATATATATATATGTCCAAATGTGGACGATGTGGACGCCAAAAAGTGGGGGTTTACTTATATAGGAGTGTTCGACTAAAAATTTTTAAAAAGTGAAGCCGTCTCAACAGGAAAAACACATTTTTACAAGATATGCCCGTCCACAACCTTTCAACCACAATATATTGTGTTATACATTTGTGCAGGGGTGTTGAGAATTTGCCTTTTTGCCACGTTATGTAAACTAAGCCTCTATCAGTCTGCCACGTTATGTAAACTAAACCGCTCCCAGTCTTAACCAGTCTTAACCAGTCTTAACCAAGGTTTAGCCTAGGTACTTGACGGCAAAAACACGAATTGCTATAATTTATTCAGCGGGTCGCAAGCCTTGTATTGGTAAAATCATTGTTTTCTCTACAAGCTTGGCGACACGCTGAGCTTGTTTTTATAAGGAAAAGCAATGAAAACCAATACAAAACCACACAGAGTCAAGGTGGGCGAGCTTACCTATGCCGACCTTGCAAGAGACGAAGAAACCCCGGTCGTACTGTACGGACTTGGCGACTTCTATGAGCTGAGCGACAAGGACTACTTCACCAACACATACGGACGGTTTGAAAAGGGTAAGACGCTCCCCGCCAACCAGAGATATAACCTTGTAGCCGCCCTGACGGACTGCGGCGTCACCCAGAGAACCTTCAAGCAGTTTATTTCTGACAAGTCTACGGAAGAACTCTTTCAGTTCCTTCAACAGATAGACGGGTTTGGCTTTAAGAGCTCCGTATTGTATACCCTCGCCTTCAAGGGATCCTTACCCAGCATAGAGTCGCTGCTGGCTGAAACTATCTACCAAGTGCTGTTCGTGGGGTCCAGTATGGACGACAACCACGACGAACTGTACTCTATCAGAGATGAAGCACTGGGGTGCGTAGACACCCGTGTCGACTCCGTAAAAGCTCTTACTTGTGCCGAAAAGATGGTGGAGCACGCCATAAGCCAGCTTGACATCAAACAAAAGCCGTCCGCCGATTCGGTGCTCAAAAGGGTATTCGATCCCGACAGGGTTATTCTGCTTGACGGTAACAAGTACGCGATGGCCAAGAGGATTTACGACGTTGAACAGTGGGTGGGAAAGGCTTGCAGGGAAGAACTGGAACCACTGCAGCTGGACTTTACGCCTACTCGCGCTTGTAGACTTGGCGACGACCAGAAAAGAGCCGTGTGCGGAGTTTCCACCGGTAACAAGGTTGTTGTGCTGCAGGGCATGCCCGGAACCGGAAAATCCACTGTTATTGAGGCTCTGTACGCTATGCAGCCTGAGGATTCCGTTCTTATCACGGCCTACACCAAAAAGGCTTGCTCCGTACTTACCGCAAGGATTATGAACTATTCCTTGGGCGGAGACAAGGGTGTAAGAAGCCTTATGTCGTGTTACTTCAAGTCGCTCAACAACAAGAAATTCTGTGATGCCCTGCGTAACGTGCGTATGCTCGTCGTCGATGAATCCTCTATGCTCAGCTCCGGACTTCTGTGGTATACCAAATCCATTCTTAACAAGTGCGCCAGTGACTGTAGGCTTGTCTTGGTCGGAGACGTAAACCAGCTACCTCCCGTAAAGAGCTATGGGCGACCGCTCAAGACGCTTGTTGCCGCCAAGGAAATTCTGGGTACGCAAGTGTTCGTGCTTGACACCTTCCGCCGTTCAAGCAGCGTAGAGATTTTCAAGTCGTTCTGCAAGATGATGAAGGCTGGTACGCACCAGATCGACGCGAGCACTGACGGCTGTGTGAAGCTCTATAAGGCAAACAGCGTGGACAACGCTGTGAGAGCCATAGCCCGTATGCTTGTCGCTTCTGAACAAGGAAACAAGAACACTTTTGCCGTTGCCGAAACCAACGCACTGTGCAACAGCATCAACCTTGAGATCTCCAGAGCCTTGTATGGCGACAAGCTGCACTTCCGCCGCATAAAGGAAGGCGACGAGATTGCCGCAAGACACATCATACCAGACTTGGAAGGTATGCGCGTGGTTGCAGTCAGGGATGTGTGTACCCGTCGCGGAGAACGTAAGTTCTGTAATAACGAAATGGGACGCGTTACTGCAGTTACCGAAGACACGGTTTCCGTTTTCCACGAAATTTACCGCCGGGAAATTGTGCTTACCCGACAAGAACTTGAGGAAAGTTTTCAGGTCGCGTACTGCGCAACCGTCTTTAAATTCCAAGGTTCCGAAGATTCTGAAGTAATTTATGCTTTCGACAGCGATATGAATTTCAGTTCCGGGCTTAACAAGTGGTCTTTGTTCAGCCAGATGCGTGAACAAAAATATGTCGCCTTGTCCCGTCCCAGAGACCGCCTCCACATAGTGGCCGTTTCTAGGAAAGGTTCTAACGCTTTCAACGAGGTTGACAGCTTGTCGATCAAGGTCGTTGACAGTAAAACAGCTAATATGTATCTTTACTAAAAAAGGAAAACAATGGAAAACACCAACAAGATTGCTCAACTTCAAGAGCAGCTCAAACAGGCCAAGGCCGAAGAAAGAGCCAAGGCCAAGGCTCAAGCCAAGGCGGACGAAAAGGCCAAGCTGGAAGCCGCCATAGCCGCCAACCCAATGCCCAACATCGACAACTGGTTCTGTAACAAGACCTTCCTTGCACCGGAATTTACCCGTGCAAAGTTCAGCGATGTCGACCGTAAGGCTTTCAAGCGCATAAAGTACGCCTTCAACCCCGCCGACCACTCCGTGATGATTCTTGTAAAGATTGCAGAAGCCGACTGGACGGCCATCCCGCTTGACAGCCGTGCGTCTACAGAGCTTGCAAGGGTGTGTGCAAAGGCCAAGCCGGACGATGCTGAAGCCTACAGCAATTTAGCCGACGAACTCGAAGCCCACACATCGGGCAAGCTCGACAACGTCTTTGAAGGATACGGTCGCTCCACGAAGCAGATTGACCAGGACTTGCTGGTCACGACGCTTCTGTCCAAGGTACCCAACACGATGTTGAAAGTGTACAGCATCGGTGTGCTGGCCTCGCAAGAAACCTACAAGCCCGACCCTGACAGCGCGAACGAAAAGAAGTTTTCACGACCCCACGCGGCGTGGTTCTACAAGGGTGAGCTTTCAAGCGTGAAGGATGTTTACGACGTGCTGTGCGAACACGCTTCGCTTTTCTTGAAGCAGCCCGATATGTGCGTCCCGATGCCGAAACTGTTCAGTAATGACCCGAATGAGACTGCGTTGCACCATATTGACATAGAAGCCTTGATGGACTACGAAGGCGAGCACCCCACCTGGGATTTCTACTTTTTGCGATTCGACCCCCAAGAAGCACGGGTAATCCGGGCTTTCATCTTTGCCATCGTCTATGCCAAGAACAGAAGCCGCCAGATACTGTACATCTTGGACGTGGACGGCTTTTCTGGCAAATCCGTGCTTATAAACGTGCTCACGCAAATTCTTGGTGCCAAGTATGTACAGGCCGTGCAGAAAGACTCCCTCAATAACCAGTTTTCTATGGCAAAGGTGTGGGACAAGATCCTTGTCAGCATAAGCGACAACAAGAACCCCCAGCTGTTGCGAAGTGAAAAACTGCATATGATGACCGGTGGCGACCAAGCGGACATCGAAAAGAAAGGCCGCGATTCTTTCTCCGCTAGGCTGCAGATGAAGGTTATCGCAAGCGGAAACGTGAAGCTGGAAATCGACCCCGATGCAGACCACGAAAGGACGCGCCTTATCCTTGTCAGGCCGAAGATTAACGAGGCAATCCTCAAGCAAGTAGCGTTACTAGACGCGAAAGGAAATGTGGTCCGGAACAAGCGTGGAAAGCCGCAGCTTATCGGCGACCCCACCTTTGAAGGAAAGCTCTTGTCCGAATTCGGCTCTATGTTGGTTCAAGCCCGCGAAGACTACAAGGAACTGTGTCCTACCGACGGAAACATTATTCTTCCGGAAGTCATCGAAGACGAAGTGGATAACTGCTCTCCAGACCATATCGACATCGTTGACGACGAGCTGAACCAGTTCGTGACGTTCGAGGACGAAGCCCTTATGACTCCGGCAGAAATGCGCGAGCTGTATGATGGCTGCATCCTTACGGAATTTGAAGACATAAAGAAGAACAAATTTTCTTACGACGATTTCATAGCCCATCTTTCCAAAAGGTACAAAATCCGTAAGAAGACCGTGCGTATGCCTGACGGAACCTTCCCGAAAAGGTATATTGGCATCCGTATGAAAACCGGAAATGCTGGAGAGTAGTATGCGTATAGCAATCGACTGCGAATTTAGCTTTGACCAGAACAATGACTTCGTGTGCATCTGCGCCGCCGTGACCCAAGAGGACGGCGTGACCCAGACTTGGTGGCGCGACAAGATGTACGAGCTCGCCCAGTACCTCAAGATGCACAAGGCCGACACCTTCGTCGCCCACAACATCGAGACTGCCGAAGGCTACCTTTTCCAGAGCTTAGGCATCAAGCCGACCACCTACCGCTGGCACGACACCCTGCTGGAGTCCTTGGTGGCCTACAACCGCTGTACGGCCACGAAGTACCGCCACGACCTCGCCACGTGCCTCAAGCGCGAAGGCATCGCCGTCCGTGACCACGACGAAAAGAAAGAAGACCAGATGATATGCGTCTGGGAACCCACCAAGAAGTCTTGGGAGGAGCACTTGGCCTACGTGGACAGCAAGCGTGAGCACTTGCTTGCCTACTGCCTTGAAGATACCAAGCACCTCCTGAAGCTGGACGACCAGCTGCAGCTTCGGCTGAACACTGCCGAGATCCAGGACCGTAGCCACCATATGGATGTCGATACCCCGCTCGAAAAGAGCCGTAGACCCCATTATTACGGGTTCCTAGCGGCCATTCTGAGCGAAATCTCTTGGAGAGGCATTCCGATGAACCCCAAACGGGTGAAAAGGCTCACGGACAATGCTCCTCGCGCCATTTTCAAGCAACAGGACGACTTCAACGAGGCATACCCCGGTTGCTTCCGCCTTGTAGGCTCCAAGTACACTATGGACACCAAGGTGGTCAGGAACTACGCCGCCAAGGCATACGGCGATAACCCGCCCAAGACCAAGACCGGTCAGGTGTCATTGTCTTCGGATAACCTGAAGCCGTACAAGGATTCCACCGAAGACTCCGTTCAGTTCCTCCGCGACTACTACTATATGAGCAAATACTGCCGCGCCTTGTCCAGCTTCTGCAAGAAAGAACGCGACAAGAACTGGTTATCCGGTTATTCCTATAACCGTCAGCGTGTGCGTCCGGCCCTGCGTATGTTCCGTGCCGCCACGGGTAGGCTTGGGATGATGCCGTCCTCCGGATTTGTCTATACGATGGGTAAGCCGTTCCGTGGCCTAATCGATCCTCCGAAAGGCCGTGTAATCGTGGAGTTGGATTTCCACAGCGAGGAAGTGGCTTGCCAAGCCTACCTCAGTGGGGACCCGGTGATGACCCAGATGTACCAACATCCACAGTTTGATAACGACTATTACACCGACGTTGCACATTCTATCGACCCTACCGTGATTACCAAGAACGACAAGCGTCGTAAGAAATACAAGATTGTTGCGCTGATGCTCAATTACGGTGCCGGTGCAAAGAAGCTTGCAAGCGTGGTCAACCTTGACATCGGCAAGTGCGTCCGCATCTGTCGGCAACTGAAGAAGCAGTTTAAGCACTACTGGCAGTTTGTTGAAAAGGCAAAGCGTTCTTGCAACAGGCAGAACGCGCTGTGGTTCAGTGACGGATGGCGCATCCATTACTACCCGTCCGGCAAGCAGACCACGCTGGGCAATTACCCGTTCCAAGGCGTGGGCGCGTACATCCTTCGCCTTATCCTTATCGAATGCTGGAAGCATAGAATCGATGTTGTCGCGCCTATCCACGATGCCATAGCCTTCGAATGCGACGAGGCTACTTGGAAGGAAACGGCTGGCAAGGTTGCCCAGATTATGCGCGACTGCTCCAAGCGTGCTCTTGGCATCGAGGTGGACGTGGGTCACCCGGAAGTGACGTTCCACGGCCTTGTCAACTGCCACAGCGACTTGAGTTCAAGGGAGGCTTACGCCGAGCTTTATGACAAGGTAAGCAAGTATGATGAACGCAAGGCCGCAAAGGAAAAGATATCCGATGCCGAGACGTATCTGCACGACTTCTACGACATTATGAACAACGGAAAGGACGGCGAAGCCGACCTTGATGCGCCGTGGGTGGACGAGTTCGATGGCGAAGAAGAAAAAAGTGTAGAAAATTCTGACAAACCCCTTGCGCAAATATTCTCGAAATGCTATATTTAAGTTTGAGCGAAGTGCTCAGTATTGCCAAACAACATAACCAAAGAGGTTTACTATGGCAGCAGAAGAAAAGAATCCGTTTATGACCGCAGCTCCGTCCGAAGGCGGAGAATTCTCCCTTCTTGAAGACGGCGCATACGATGCCGTGTGCATCGGCGTGACTTGCCGCAACTTTAAGAAGTATCAGTCGGAAGACTTGGAATCGAAATTCCAATTCGTTTTCCAGATCCAAGATGGCGACCAGCTGCATTACCTCCGTACGCTGCCCTACCGCAACGTCATCAATGACCGCTCCAACCTGTTCACTTTCCTGAATAGTTGGACTGGCGTGACTCTCGAAAAGCTCGCCGAGGCCACCGACCTCTCGAAGCTTATCGGCTTCCCGGCTCAGATTGTCGTAGGCAGTGCCGAACGCGAAGGAAAGAAATTTAACGAAATCAAGAACGTGCTGAAGGTCAAGAAGAACTCCAAGGTGAAGTTCGTCCCTGACACCGAAGCTCCGGCGTACCTCAAGAACAATCTCCTTGCCGAACGCTGGATTGACGGCCTCGGATTTGCCGCCGCCAAGGAACAGTCCGTAAAGACGGATGCTCCCGCCACTGCCGACAGCGGTGATGGCACTGACGACGACAAGTTCTCCGATCTTCCGTTCTAAGGAGTAGGAGGTGTCGCCCAGCGATGGGCGACCTTCCTGTTCCGCCTCACCCAGTTTTATTCCCCTAAGCTGATTGTGGATTGGGTGGGGCAGAACAAGGAGGCCGTAGACGCTTCCTTTCGTCGCGCAAACTATGGGTTTTCCGCCCCGGCTGGGGTTTGCGAGATTGGTTTCACCCAGCCGGGGCAAACCCCATAGAGGAACCAATGACTAATCAAGAAGAATTGCTATATCTGTCAGACTTGCTCTTGCAAGCGTCTCGCTGGGAGCGGTCTGAAGGCGAGACCCTGAGCGGCCTTGAGCTAGAGGTCCAGGACCGTATGCGCCGTCTTACTGGCGTGAACACCATCGACGAAAACGGTCGCGCCCAGTCCAACCCGGACTTCACGCCGACCGACCCCAACTACGAATACAAGAAGCAGTGGTGCAAGGACAAGGTGCGCATCAAGCTCGACGATGGTCGCATCCGTTGGGTGCTGAAGGAGCACTGCCACAAGGTTCCCAGACCGGCCCAGCCGTTCCTGACGAAGTGGGCTCTCAAGGACGAATTTAAGAACCTGTACGAATAACAGTGTCGCACCGTGTTATGGGGCGTAACAAGTAGGTGATACGGTGTGGCTATCTTTAATTTGAAGGGTCTTCGCACCTACGCTTAATCTGTCGCTTACTCATAAACCTTCCGCCTCCTCAGCAATGGGGTGGCGGTTTTGTTTCTAAAATTTTACATAAAAATATTACAAAACGTCTTGACAAAATGAATTACAGAATGTATCTTTGTAACATAAACAATTCAACCCCTCACAGAGGAAACCAACAATGATTGAACAAGCACTGTGCATTATCGCATTTATTCTTGCAGCCGCGTTTTGTATTTGGATAGCCTATCTATTCGTTTACGCCGTTGTAATGTATGTTTGGTCGGTCATTGTAGACTTTGCTAAGGAAATCAAGCGCATCTATTTGTAAATCACAATCTAACAAAGGAACAAACAATGCAAACACTACTCGAATCCATCTGTAACCTCTTGGCCTCCGCCGTCGGCTGCTGCTTGGGAGCCTACATCGGCCTGAGCATCCACAATGAACTCAGCCGCCGCAAGCGTCTCAAGGAAGGCAAGATCAACCCGGTCGTGATACCTTCCAGCGAAACTGAGCTTGAATCAGTAGTCGCTCTTCGTAGGTGGCTGGCCAAGTGGGGGTTCAAGAAGAACTTAAATATGCTGCAGCTAATGCAATATCGGCTTGACGAGTACCACGGAGACCTTGGTCTTGTCCTTAAAGAGTCAGTGTATGCAAGACCTGTGGTCAATGAGTATCTGGTGACTATTCACGGCGAATATGTCTTCGTAGATGCTAACACCTTGACCAAGATGGAATCTGACTTTTACACCGAGAAAGTTAGCTCGAATAATCATCTGTTTGCCATACCGAAAGATTGGGTGGACGAAATGGTCAACAAACATCCTGAGCTTATACTGACGGATGTCGAATAAGGAGACAATATGCGAAGAAGAACAGTCCAAGTAACAGCCAAGCTAGACAACTC